CGGATGATTTCATATGCATCTCGGAAAGCGGAAGATATCTCACTTTCCTCCATGCATTTCGGAGGAAGGGCAATTGCTACATTAATAATATCTTGTAATAAAACCAAAACCGGGCCCTGGACGTCCATTGGAAGGGGACTATCAAGGGTAGAGATGGCCGTGGCAATCTGAGCCGAGTCGGCGCCCAGCAAAAGTAAAGCGCTCAACAGAGCCTCCGCGCATTCCGCGTTCTCATCACCTACGAGGAGGGCGAGGATGGAGCGTAATTCATTTTCGTTCGGCTCGTTTAGTTGTTGTCGGGCCGCGTGAGCTATGTTTGCGGGGTCCAGCACCTTTGAAGCCGCCTGTGAGATCGCCGGCTTTAAGCTTTTTAGCTGTTCTTTTAGATTATTCGAAGAACTCATAGCGGCCTCACTCTCCAATAATATCGTTTAATAAAGTTAAAATCTTGTTATCTTTTTCGATACGCTCGTTCATCAGCTTGCTTTCTGACAGTCCCATAAACGCATTAGGCGTCGATGGCTCGGATACAATGTCAAAACAAATTAGCTGGAAGTCATCCTCAACAATCGTTTTACCCATTTGCTCACGAACCGACCCCATTCCGCGGGAAGAGATACCAATCTTTACACCGGACTCAACAAGAGCTTTGAGGATCTGACCGGAGGGAGTATTGAGAACTTTAGCTTTACCCATCACTGACGGGCCCTCCATCCACACCTCTGTCATCAAATGAGAGACATTCGCCAAGTTAATGATGGAAGAGTCAGGGTGATCAAGCTCGCCGAGGGCCCGACTATCAGTGACAAGTTGTTTATATTTTTGAACTTCTCGTTCCATTATCCCCATAGGATAGCGTCGCCCATTGCCGTTGTCGCGTTCGGCCTCTTGCAATTTCCCGGATAGCATCATGCCCCCTTCGCGCACGAAGCTCTTCTCGGATTCCGTCAGTAAGTCCTGACAGACGCCGCCTTCGCATAGTTCATAAAATTCTCGTAGAAGTTGTGCCATTATTTATTCCTCTAAAGTAGTCAACTGCCTGAGCAGCATCGTCGAACTGGTTGGATCATCCATTTTTTCATGATTGCTCACCTCCTTTATGGACCACTCGGATCCCGTAATCCTCAACCAACATACTCAAAAAGTATGAGGTTCCAGCACTAATACAACCGCACATGAATGCGGTCATAGGCTGATTGCTAAAACTAAATAGTTCTGTATATGGACTTATGCCCCATAGAAACACGCCAACCCAGAATCCCATGCACAGATGGCAATGGAATAAACGGCCGAAGCCACCCATTGATTTGCACGGTGGGCGGATCTTGTTAAAGATGTGTCCGTGTATAATAATAAATGTCATGCCGTAAGCGGCAAGCACAAAGTGTAATAGTTCCATATTCTAGTAACGATTGCGGAGCGGATAGTAGTAGTAACCCGGTCGCATCGAGCCCTTCTCGGCATACTGCGGTACTTCGCCGTACTCGGTTGTGTCGGTCTGGTCTGGGTGGGTATACATATTTTCTAGCTCTTTCTCGTAATCGTCAGCCACCCTTTCGTGGCTCGCTTCATAAGATATAAACTCCGAGATAACATATACAGCAGCTTGGAGCGAATTGACTTGCTCACTTTCCATTATCGCTCCTTCTAAGGAACGAAATACGCTGCCTCCCTGAATGGATGCCCGTTCAACAATTCCCTGGTCAGCCAACATCTCAAAAAGTCTGTTCTGGTAGTCATAGACATCTTCCGTGGAAGTGGTCTTCGGGAAGGTGACAACCTTAAGCTGATCGGGCATCACTGCAATATCAATGGCTTTGTGATCCATAATAAGAAGAGACCCGTCGAGCGCTTTGCGAGCGTTCAGCTCGACCGTGGCCTGGGGGCCTCCTACTTTAATTTTGATCATGAGATGCAAACTCCTGGACCAGTTGTTGGGTCTTAAGTACTTTGCTCAAGTCGGCCTCATTGAAGTCGCGACGACGAAAGCCCTCGAGATACTCCTCCACATTATCCATTTTGGTTGTAATCAGTGGAGCGAGCGTTGATCTTTCTATAGAGGCCAGAGATTCTTTTAAGCGGCGTAACTCTTCATTAAGATAGACGCGTAACTCAAAACCATCATCGGCAAAACTGGCGATATATTGATTTAAAAGATCTTTCTGTTCTTGAAGCAACACACCATACTTGACATTGAATTTCTTAATAAATGAATTATATGTCAAGTTATCAATAGGCCGCATGGCATCGGCGGCATCTCCCGCGTGAGGGGCGCTCATCCTATCCACTATTGCCTGTTCAAAAAGAACACGCTTTTTAACGGTCCCCTTGGAACTAAATATTGTACTCACCGAAGCTAACGATTTAAAATTGGGGACGAAGGCCTTCCAGGTGTCTTGACCCAGGTCCTTGTTGATAGCTTTAATAAGTTGTGATTGAGCATCAAAGATGATACTTTCATTAAGATTTTGATATGCACCCTTTGTCTCTTGAAGAATACGTTCAGCCACCGGACGTTGAATATTCTTGGTATTTAAAAGGGCACTATACAGTTCTAGTTCGTCAGCGAGGGGGGTGCCTTTTACGAAGTGTTCTCTGAGAAGATTAATGATACTGCTCTTTCGGGAGGAGTTCTTCTCTACAATTGCGCGTGTGAACTCTCTAATCAGAGTCTCATAAATAAATGCCGTGTTTCTCTTTTTATTATGTTTCATCTTTTTGCGCCTCTTTATTCTCTAGCTCTTGTACCAACTGCCTCACTAATGAGGTGTTCTCTGCTAAATTAATTTCGCTCCTAGTATAAGTAGGTGCTTTTCTTTCTTCTAGACCAACTAAGGATTTGAAGTCGACCATACTGAGAGACCCCGGGGTTTTGGAGCGCTTGCTCCGGAGAGTACCTGCCTCTGGCTTGTGGCCCCAATCTTCTCGTCGGTGGGGACCGGTGGCATACTTACGACGTTTGTCGCTGCGTCCGTTCTTAGCACTATAACTACTCTTATCGTAATGACGAACATCATCTTCTCGGCGGCCGGGTGCGGCCAGGAGGGGCGACTCTTCTCCGCCCATTTCTTCTCCACCAAGATCGCCCATTTCTTCTCCACCAAGATCGCCCATTTCTTCTCCACCAAGATCGCCTAGGCCGGCGTCGTCAAGACCTTCCTCTGCTCCTTCCTCAGTAACCGATTCTAGGGCTTGCTGATATTTACGATCGTGAAAGGACTCTCTCTGATTACGCAAGAACTCATCGTCGGACAGGCCGAGAATATTATGAGATATCCAACGTTTGCTGAATGTGCCTTCGGGGACAGCGTTCGCAACATCAAACTTGGTGCGCAAATATTCTAGCTGCTGCAGCTCTGCTAGGCGGGAGGGATTATTGAGTGTAAGATCAAAGCCAATTAAGTCTTCTCCTCGGAAGCCCAAAGTATAAAGATGAACCACAGCAATTTTCTCTAACTCAGCCACTACGGACCGCTGGAGACGCTGGATGGTTCGTGAAAAGCGAATATCTTTCTGAGCCAGTGTGGTCTTATCTTCGTCCGCCCCTTCCAAGTTAGTGAGATAAGACTGCGGTATTTTGATCGCGGCGAACAACTTGTCGCGCAGGTATTTAACGTCTTCGATATCGTCCAGAGACTTAGCGCCCGGGAGAGAAATAATATCCGAACCCACTCCACCCCGCATGGGAATGAAATAATCTTCTTCAAGAGACAATGGGTTATAACGCAGATCGACGCGTCCAGTATTAGCATCAACCAGAGAGTTTCTTTTCATCTCGGTCTTCACTTTTTCCATATACTGTGGGATATCTTGCGGCGGGATGTTACCCACATCAATCTTAAATACGCGGCGCTCTGGGGCCCGGACAACACGATAGGCGATCATGGCATCTTCAAGAAGAAGAAGCTGACGCCAAATGCGCCTGGCGGGATCAAGGACAGATGTTCCATACGGCGCGTATTTGTCGTTACCTAAAATACGGAAGTGGGCAACCTGCCAGTTTTCAAAGGTCATCCCAGCGCCATTCCACTGATACTGTACATAGTTAGGGTTTGTAGGGTCTTGGCCTTCTAGGCGCTCAACCTCATTATTTGGCAAACCAATCACGGAAGTAATGCCCAGTGTGTCGTCGACGTCCAAATACAAAAAGAAGTCTCCGTATTTGCACATAGAACGCGCCCAGCCAAAAGCATTGAACTCAATGTTGAGGACGTCATAAAACAACGAATGAAGAATTGTTTTGATTTCTAGATTCATGCATGAGATATTTAGAAGCTGATCGTACTCATTAGATGTAGTCATCTCATCAGCATAAATATCAATGGCCGAAGCAATCTCGGGCATATACTCCATTTGCTCGAAGTCAGTGTAACGTTCAGCGCGGTTCTGATTTCGGAATGCCGCGGATGTAAACATGTTATATTGCTGAGACATGTTTGTGTCGCCGCGCTTGAATTCTTGGCCGCTCATCGAGCGGAAGCGGTACCGATACTTATCCATATCATCGCGGCGTTCTTGGCGCGCGATCTGTGCTTTATAATTTACAATTGGTCCCGAGAGTAGCCGCGTTAATCTTTTAAATAACGGGGATGCCGGGTTTCTGTTGTTTTTTTCGTTTGTAGCCATAATTTACTTTCTAGCCCTTAATAAGTCCGAGGTATCGTTTGTTGAAGTCTTCAGCGCCCTCT